CTACCATCTTTTATTTCAAATATGTTGCCAGTAGTAATAGCATCGTCCATATTGGCAAACAAGGTAACCTTGCCACCATCTGCACCACCGCCAATTAACTTGGATAAGAATCCGCTTCCGCTAACATCCCATATAAGTCCTCTTGTAGCACCTCCAGCAGTAGTACCAAATATAATGTCAGCAGACCCAATGTTTAAGTCAGCAGCATCTAAATTAATAGTTCCAGTAAATGAAACACCGCCTCCGTCAATAGTCAATTCAGTTACACCATTGTACTGAAATTCCATACCTCCACTACCGTTATGCAACACAATACCATTTGACTGAAAATCATCATATAGATGCCAAGTGCCATCTGATTCCTCGTCAATAAGAAGATTACTGCTTGTGCCAGTAATGGTTAGCTTATCGTCTATTGTTAAAGCCCCAGTCATTGTATCACCAGAAACATTTACAAAGCGGTTATCACTTTCTGTTTCGGTGTAGTATATGTCATCGTGGTTATGGTTGGTTGTAGTAGTAATTGTAATGTTACCGCTACCATCAAAATCAGCGTTACCCGTTACGCTACCATCAATGGCTATGTTTACAGCAGTAGCCAATGCGTCTGCTGTATCTGAGTTTCCAGTTAAATCACCAACAAAAGTTGAGGCAGTAATGGTCCCGTTTGCAGTGACATTTCCGCTTCTGTTTATTGTAAAAAAACCAGTAGTTCCATCAACTGGCGAATTGAAGTTTAAAGTATTGGTTGCACCATTGTATTGAATTTCAAAATGCGTTAATGAAGTAGGACTTTCAACAAAATGAATCCTACCAGAATTTTGATTGTTTACCGCACCGCTATAATAAAGCGAAAGTGTTGGGTTTGAATTTTCAACCTCTATGTTTTTGTTAAAAACAAATCTATCTGCAACTGATTCATAAGTCAGCGTTGCGTTAGCACCTGCAATAGTGATACCAGCACCATTTGCATCTCCAGCAGTAAGTGCGTCTTTAGCGATAGTAATGTTCTTATCACTTACGTTTATTGTGGTAGAATTGATAATAGTTGTCGTTCCATCAACCCTTAAGTCTCCTAGTATCTGAACAAGTCCAGTTTCAAGATTATGAGCGGCTGGGTCAATAATCAAAGTAGAAGGCCCCCTTAAATATCCAGTAAGAGTTAAGTTGGTCCCGTTTAGATCTCCAGTTAATGTTCCGCCAGATAATTTAAGATAATCACTATCATCAATACCAATAGTAATTATTCCATTACCAGCTTGGTTTAAAGTAAAAGAACCACTACCAGTTAAGTTACCGCTAGTGGATATAGTTATCGTCCCATTACCTATTGATGATCCAGTATCAGCAATTTGAGCCTCTAAGTCAATTAATGCCTCTCTAACTGGGTCAAACTTACTATTGTTTTGGATTCTTGATACGTCTATTGCCATTTACGCTTAAATTTTGAGTGTTCTCTTTTTCTAGAAAAGCCATAAGCTTTCTAACATTTTCTTCTTTTGGTTTGTATTTACCTCTCTTTTTATCCAAGGTATATTCCACCAAAATTTACATCTCTGTCTGGATTCATGTCTTCATTAGCGTTGCTGGTGTACTCAGGGAACAACGTGCTATTGTGGTCCATATAATCCATAAAACGTCTAGCGTAGAACTCAGCAGTCTCTAATGCTCTCTTAGAAAGCATATTTATCTCTTCCATATTCACTACGTCACTGTTCTCGCTTCTGTGCTTGTAAACACCACCATTGCTGATCTGAAATGCAGCAAATGGTATGTAGTTAGCCTGAGCGTACCATATTAACATAGGTTTTATAAAAGAGTCTAGCAAGTTTTTATAGTTTGAGTTTCCAGCATCGTCAATCTCATTGTCAACTATAAGCTCCATAATCTTCTTGTACAGCTTACCGCCTAAATAGTTTTGAATGTGAGTGTCCTGAGCAACCTCAATATACTGTATTATCTTATCAGGGTCTAAATTACCGCTGATAATAGACTTCTTTTTAATCTCAGATACTTTTAGAAATAATGCCTTGTTTGCCATAACTATTTATTTGATGGGTAAGCACCTCTATTTGGCATGTCCTTTGGTGCGATTGGAACTTCAGTTGGGTTATTTGGAGCTACATATCCATCAGCTAAAGCCTCATCTTCACTTACTCTTGCTTTCTTCTTGTAAACTCTCTTCTCCCAATAGTGATGGCAGTTTTTGCCGCCTTTAAACTTAAATAAGCTATAATTCTGCTTATTGTGACCTAATTCTTTGTTCACGCCTCTGAAAGACATCATATTGATGTCCTCTAGCCTGAATACTAAGTCTTTATCAGTCAATAGCTCCATCTTCTGACAGAATACTCTGCTATCATCAGACTTTCTCATTGGCATGTACGCATATCTGACTTTGTAGCCTCTATTGTCTTGTCCAGAAGCCTTGTCTGGGTTTGCGCTTTTATCTGACACGTCAGCTAGTTCTACCTTCTCAGATGATACCAACTCCCACTCGTCAGAGATAACCTCTCCAAAGTCCTCTAATTGCTCAAATAGGTCCTCAAAGTCGTCATCAGATAAGTCAGACAACTCTTCTTGCTTAGAAAGCTTCTCACCAGTCTCTTCTTCTCTCTTAATCTTAGTAGAGATGTTATCAAGTTCAGTAAACTCAATCGGTTGAAGAGTGATAAAGTAAAGGTTTAAGAAGATCTTGTTAAATGCCAAGATTTCATTTAACCCGTCAATGATTTGTTGCTGAAATGGTCTAATTACCATATTGTCCATGATAATAGACGCAGTTCTTAGCTCTTCAGCGTTGTTTCCAAAGCCAGTATTGTCTTTTATCCCTAAAAGAATAGGCGACACGATTCTGTGGCCCAACATAATCTTTTCTCTTGACTCATCAGCCAAGAACTGATACTGAGCGTGTGCATCAGGCAGGTGAATAGGTGTTATAGTAGTTTGGTCCTCAATACTATCGTTAAACGTAAGTACAAATTTACCAGCATTAGAAGATCCGCTGAACTTATCGTATATTTTACGCTCAATAAGCTCTTGAGTCTCTTCATTTGGGATTCCATTGTTGAAATTCACCAATAAAGATGGCTGAAGGCCCATCTGTATGTTGTTTATGTGGTAGTTTGCTACCTCTTCTTCCAACTCAGCATACTGCAAGCACCCATTGTAGTCAACTGGGGCATAGTAGTAGAATCCTGACTTGTAAGGTTTGAATATATATAGCTCAACAGCATCTGATTTACCTCCGTTACCAAAAGTAGGTATTCTCTTAGGCTTGTCAGATGTCTTAAACTCAGCCCATTTAGGGTGATAGTAGTAAGCCATAATCTTACCATCCTTAGCCTTCTCTGCTCTCAATGTTTCCATTGGGAAATGAAGAACCTTAGTGATAGCGGTCTTGTTTTTGTTATAGATTAATTGAACAGCACCTTGACCCAGCAACTTGTAGTCATTTACAAGCTTACGCATACAAGATGACTTTAACAAAAGCTTCATCTTAGCATACATTTCTGGCTTCTCAGAGCTGTCAAGTGCATCTAATCCACGACCATAGATCATCTCAGTAATACCATTGATGCAGCAAGCATTTGTGGGGCTACCTAGATACTTCTCAATCAAAGATTCAAAGTAATCTTGACCATCATCACCAGTCTTGTATAAGACCCAGTCTTTTCTATCGTCTTCAACAACATCTGGAGACTGATAACCACTTAGATTTACTGCTCTAATGCTGTCCACATACTTTTTCTGCGGCTGAGTGGCGTTTACTAATTTTAATCTATTTTTTGTCATATCACAATACTATATATTCGTCATCTCCGCCATTGTATTGAACATAGTCATTAGGTGCAGAGAATACTTGTACTTTGCTAGTTGAGGCTGTAATATAAACCAAATCTCTATACAATGCCTTAGTGGTTGTATTCAATTCAAGAGTATATATTTGCCCCTCGCTTAGTGTAATAGTTGGAGTAACGCTTAACTCTACAAAGTTAGCGTTGCTTGATGCCTGCCAAGTAAAGGCAACATCAGCCTCTGAGACATTTGTACCATTCTCTGTCAAAGATAGTGTTGCCGCATTCAAATCTGAAGCAGCAAAAGATGACGGTATAATACTAAACGTCTGTTCTGTCGTTATTGGTCTAAGTCTAATCACAATAAGGTAACTTAAAGTAATGTATTTTGTTTTTATTATAAAGCAAAAAGGCAGCCACTAGGGCCGCCTTTCAATCTTAAACTAAGTCAAATTAGTTAAGCTGCTCCATCATCAATAGTAGGACCGTCTGTACCAGCAGTACCTCCGATAAAGCTACCTGACACCAAGTTAGCTGGAGTTCTCTCCATAGCTGTGAAGCTTAGAGTATATCCAGATAGATCACCCATAGCAGCTCCAGTAACGATAGTTCCACCAGTAACATCAGCACCATGCTCTCTACCTACCAACCAGAAGTTTCCATTGTAATCTTCAACTACAACGTGAGGGCGTCCAAAAGAAAGAAGTTTGATTTGATAGTTATCCTCTTTTGACAATGAAGGAAGTGTTAGTTCCAATACCTGTTGGAAAACAGTTGTTCCATTCTCTCTAGATGATTGAATGGTTTGGGTCAATGAAGAGTTCCCTTTGATAGCAAACTTGTATGCTGTTGAAGCAGCAAAGTCAGCAGCAGCTACCGTATCTTCAGAACCAGCGGATGTAATCAAAGTGCTGTCCACTCCATAAGCCATGAAATAAACATTCTTTAATCCACCAACCTGATCCTTGCAAGGAAGTAATCTTCCATTAGAAATAAAATCGCAACTCATGATATATGTGTTTTTATTTGAAAAAGGGTAGGCAGGCTCAAGGCTCACCTACCCGTTCTCGTTAGACAATAAATTTATTAAGCTAGTGTTAGCAATACAACTTCAGATCCGATTCCGTAGTTTACACCAGCGGTAAAGCGCATAACGATGCGAACATTTTGAGATCCGTCAATGTCAGCCATATCAATAACTTTCACTTCTACGTGGTCTTGCAACAATCCAGTACCGAAGTACAAGTTAGAAGCTTGAGCAGCTACGATGTGGTCAGCAGGCATACCTGGGGCAAGTTGAACTTTAACACCTTCAAAAGAAAGAGCGTTTCCGTTGTTATACCACATAGAACCTTGAGCGTTGATACCAGCAGCACCTAGTCCAGAAGCACCAAATCCATTCAAAGAGCGGATGTATTGTTGGTAAGCTACAGTTGGTACATACAAGGTCAAGTCCTCAGCACCGTAAACAGCAGATGGAACATCGCTAAGTACGTTTCCAAATAGAGTTTGGATGTTAGTAGAAGAGAATGCAGTCTCAGATCCGTTAGCAGCGTCAATAACGTCAGCATCAGCAGCCATAAGAACTGTGAACCCGTCAAACTCACCAACATTTCCGTTTACACCACCCCAGATGTTTTGCTCAGTTTTTTGAGCAACACCAGCAGCTACATAAGCAACGAAGTAGTCAGCAAAAGATTTAGGTAAGCTATCGTGAACAGAGATACCCATAGATTGAGCTTCCCAGTCGCTACGAAAATCTTTCTTACACAATTCAATGTTAATTTGGAACTCTTCTGGAGAAAGAACTCTCTCAGTCAAAGTAACAGATCCAGTATCAGTAAAGTCACAAGATGCGTTTTTGATGATGTCAGAAACAGCTAATTTCTTGATTTTCTCTTGATACTTGATGTTAGTTCTTAGGCTAATAGCCTGATCATTCAAGGTTTTCCCTGAAAGTAATGCAGCAGCGATGTATTTATTTGCAAACTCGCCTGCATAAGTTGTGGTGATACTAGTAGTAGTTGCCATTTTTAATTATTTATTTATTATTCTTAGTTAAACATTTTTTCGTAAACAATACTTTGAGTATTTCTTGGCTTGTTTAGGTTCAAGAAATTCTGAGGTGCAGTTTCTACAGCCTCTGGAGAGTGAGTAATTGGTGCAGCACCATCTTCTTGTGAAGAAAGTTCTTCTTTAGCCAATTCTTCAGTTGGAACCTCAACTTCCATCTCTTCAGAACCCATTTTCTCTACGATAGCATCATACATAGCTTTCATCTCTGCAACAGCAGTAATCAGCTCTTCTTTAGTAGCATACTTGTCGTCATCCATAGGCTCTTCAGCAGGTGCTTCCACCGCTTCGGGATCATTAACTTCCATCTCTTCTACTTTCTCTTCTGCTAGCTCAATTTGCTCTTCAGCAACGATTACTTCTTGTGGCTCTTCAGCAGAAAGCAAAACTGATTTCAGTTTCTCTACAATTTCAATCGCTTTCATAATTTTAATTTATATTAAGTTAACTATTGATTACAATGCGTGTTGCATTTTTATTATATACTACCTATGCCTTGATTTATGATTTTGCCCTTGCAGCACTTTCTGCTGTAGGTACCATTGTCACATAAACAAGCCTTTCTGTTCTCTCTAGGACTAGTAGTTGAGCGAACATCTTTTTGTTGATTATTCTTACGCATAACTTTGTGTTTTTTGTATAAAGAATATAATATCCCAAATCTGAGCAGTACCTCCGTTAGCAGTTATCTTCCATTGACTTCCGTTAGTAACGAAGCTTGAGTCAGCATAGTATTGGAACATTGCGTGATGATCGTGAGCCGCATCGTTTCCTTTAGGAAAACTTATGGTATCTCTGATTCTATCGTATGGAGTTCCATTTCCTCCCTGAAAGTGCATCTCTAAATAAGTCTGGTTTGCATTAGGTGCAGAATACTTAAACACGACAGTCATTATATATGTGTCGTTTACATTATTCGCTATTACCTTTTGCGTAGAATTGTTGTAGTAATCTACACCAGTATAACTTCTATATGAAGCACCCGCATTATTAGGCAGAACAACCTCAACTCCAAGTGCTAAGTTTAACTTACCTGAAGAAGTATATTGTGTATCATCATATCTAGCCCATCCAATGCCAGAGCCGACACCAGATTGCGGGTATAACTTTACCCACTCACCGCCAAAAACAGTCCATACACCAGACTCAGTGGTAACGTAAGCACCTTCCTCTATTTGATAGAAGTTTCT